TAAGGGTGTTGCAGTACACGTTAATAATCCACACAAAGTAGCAAAACATCAATGGAACAAGTGGGGGTATATGGCCCGCAAGACATTCAACCAAACCTACGACATTATGTTCAACGATCAAAAATTATTTTTACACCCGAAAGCACCCTCACAAGACGAAGATCATTGGAAAACAACGGCTTGGAACGCTGCGTGGACCGCAGCGGACGCTGTACAGGACGCTCTAGACGGTCTATAGTCCGCTGCAACATAAGGGGCGAACATGATGGGTACTGGAGACGATGGCACAGCCGTAAAATTAGTCTTTGACAACGAGCCGGTTGAACGGTATGACATTTATGAAGAGTTAGAAGACGCTCTAGCAGAAGTAATATACACGTACGCGGGGAGACTATCTCTTGTGTCTGCGTTAGGTGTGTTACGGACTCTAGAGCATAGACTCTTTACTGAAGCCGAAAGTTAAGGGTAGAGCATGGCGGTAGATAAGTCGTTTAGTCAAGCTCCCCTCGGGCTAACCCCTCCTGACGACATGGAAGACGACCCGCTCGTTGAGATTATCATTGAGGGCGATGACGACGAGGACGAGGAAGAAGACGAGGAAGACGGCGAAGATAACGAGTTTTCTGAGAATTTGGTTGACGTGCTCGGCGAGAAAGAGCTTGCGTCCCTGGCTACCGACTTAATTGCAGACTTTGACGCCGATGTTGCCTCCCGGCGTGATTGGGTTAATACGTATGTAGACGGGCTAGAGTTGCTCGGGATGAAGATTGAGGAGCGCACGGACCCTTGGCCCGGCGCATGCGGCGTGTTCCACCCCCTCCTCTCTGAAGCACTTGTCCGGTTCCAAGCCGAGACTATGATGGACACTTTCCCCGCTGCCGGTCCTGTGAAGATCGAGTTAATTGGGGAAGAGACCCGCGAGAACGTAGAAGCGGGTAAACGCGTCCAAGAAGATATGAACTACCAGCTTACGGATAAGATGGTGGAGTATCGCCCAGAACACGAGCGCATGCTGTGGGGCCTTGGGTTGTCCGGTAACGCGTTCAAAAAGGTGTACTATGACCCCTCGCTTCGCCGTCAAACTTCTCTGTTCGTTCCGGCTGAAGACGTTGTGGTTCCATACGGTGCATCGAGCCTTCAGACGGCGGAGCGCGTTACGCACGTCATGCGTAAGACTAAGAATGAAGTTAAGAAGCTTCAAGTAGCTAAGTTTTATGCAGACGAGGAACTTGCGGACCCGACCAACAGTCTCGACGAGATTGAGAAGAAGATTGCGGAAAAGATGGGCTTCCGCGCCGAGTCCGACGACCGGTATAAACTTCTGGAAATGCACATAGACTTAGTACTTGAAGGGGACAAATACGCCGATGAAGATGGCGTTGCCCTACCATACGTAGTCACTATCGAGAAGTCTTCGGCCACCATTCTTGCTATTCGCCGTAACTGGCTTGAGGATGACGAGTATAAAGTAAAGCGCGATCACTTTGTACACTACTCGTATGTGCCAGGGTTCGGGTTCTATGCGTTTGGTTTGATTCACCTTATCGGTGCGTTCGCCAAGTCGGGCACGTCCATTCTCCGCCAGTTGGTTGACGCGGGTACACTTTCTAACTTGCCGGGTGGGTTTAAGACCAAGGGCCTGCGCATTAAGGGTGACTCTACGCCGATTGGGCCAGCCGAGTTCCGTGACGTGGATATTGCGTCGGGCACGCTAAAAGACAACATTATGCCGCTCCCGTACAAGGAGCCTTCTCAAGTTCTGCAAGGTCTTCTCCAGACTATCGTGGACGAAGGTCGCCGGTTCGCGTCCGCTGCGGATATGAAGGTGTCCGATATGTCGGCGCAAGCGCCGGTTGGTACTACTCTAGCAATCCTAGAGCGCACACTTAAGATCATGTCGGCTGTGCAGGCGCGCATTCACTATGCGATGAAGCAAGAGTTCAAGCTTCTGAAGAACATCATTCGGGACTACACGCCCGATGAGTATGCCTACGAGCCATCTAGCGGCCAACGGAACATTAAGGGTTCGGACTACGACTTGGTTGAAGTTGTGCCCGTATCCGATCCGAACCAAGCCACTATGGCACAGAAAGTCGTCCAGTATCAGGCTGTTATCCAGCTTGCTCAGATGGCCCCACAGATTTATGACTTGCCGTTCTTGCACCGCCAGATGCTAAACGTCTTGGGTGTTAAGGACGCAGAAAAGATCGTCCCGCTTGAGGACGATATGAAGCCGGTTGATCCAGTTTCAGAAAACATGGCCGCGCTTAACGGTAAACCACTCAAAGCGTTTATCGCGCAAGACCACGCTGCCCATATCGCCGTACACACTGCGGCGATGCAAGACCCTAAACTAGCCGCGATCATGGGCCAAAACCCACAGGCACAAGTTCTTATGGCCGCTATGCAGGCGCACATTACAGAACACGTTGCGTTTGAGTATCGCAAACAAATCGAAGACGCCGCTGGCGTACCATATCCTACTCCGAATGCGGAAATGGATCAGGACACGGAAGTTCAAATTTCTCGCTTGGCCGCAGCAGCCGCTCAAAAAGTACTGCAAGCCAACACCGCTCAGGCACAACAAGCACAAGCGCAGCAACAAGCGCAAGACCCGTTGTTCCAGCTACAGCAAGCAGAACTCCAACTCCAGACTAAAGAAGTCGAAATCAAAGAACTTAAGGTCAAGATCGACGCCGCCACCAAGGCAGATCAACTTAAGATCGAACGTGAACGTATTGCCTCTCAAGAACGCATCGCGGGACTTAACATTGGCGTTAAACTCGCTGGTGATAAGGACAAACTCTCCGCTTCGCAAAAGTCTGAAGGCCTACGTATGGGTGCCGAGATTGCTAGAAACCTAGCAGATAAGGACCACCAAAGGAATGAGGGCGAAGCAAATCGCCGTCATCAAGCCGCCCAAACGGCGGTTCAACTGGCTCATCAAGCCAAACAGGCCGAAAAGCCTAAACCAAAAGGTGATTAGTGAACGAGAATGACTTGTTTATGTATCTCATTAACAAAATTAATGAGGACGTAGAGGCCCTTAAGAACGACGTTGTTACGGGTCGGATTGAAAACTTTGATACCTACAAGCTCATTTGTGGGCGAGTGAACGGCCTATTGCGGGCCAAAGAACATATTATTGACCTCAAAGAAAGGCTAGAGCGCGAAGATGATTAATGATGAAGTAGCCGTTGGTTCACCCACCACGGATGAGTCTGGAGCTTATGAGTTACCGGACTTCGAACCATTTGAAATCCCCACTGTTGGCGAGACTATGGATGTAATTACCCGTACTCTTGCAGCGCTGCCGGAAGACACCAAACTAACTGACGAAGAAAGAGGCAAGCAACTCCCGGTCCCAACTGGGTATCGTATGCTGTGCATGGTGCCGAAAGTAGAAGACAAGTATGCTTCTGGATTGCTTAAGGCTGGCATCACTATGGACTACGAGCACGCACTTTCTGTGGTTTTGTTCGTCGCTAAGATGGGTCCTGATTGCTATAAAGACCTCAATAAGTTCCCTAGTGGTCCTTATTGCAAGGAAGGCGATTTTGTTCTTGTGCGCCCTAACGCGGGTTCAAAACTGCAAATCCACGGCACAGAATGGCGTATTGTTAATGACGACGCTATTGAATCGGTTGTTGACGACCCACGCGGCATTAAGCGCGCCTAAAGGAGTAAAATAATATGACTATTAAGTTTATCGGTCACGAAGGTGACGACCACGTGTTTGAAATGGAAGACGACGACAAGACGCCAGTCAAGGTCGAGAAGACGGAAGAAGTCGAGATTGTTGATGATACGCCGGATGAGGACAAGGGCAAGCAGCCCATGCCGAAGCATATCGTTGACGAGATTGAAGCTGACGATCTTGAAACCTACGACAAGGCGGCTAAGGCTCGGCTGAAGCAACTTAAGAAGGTCTGGCACGACGAGCGCCGCGAAAAGGAGCGCGAAGCTCGCGAGAAGGCGGAAGCCGTTGCGCTATCCAGACGCCTACTGGATGAAAACAAGAAGCTTAGAGGCACCATTGAGACGGGCACTAAGCAGTACGTTGATACCTATAAGAGCGCAGCCGAACTGGAAATGGAAGCTGCACGTAAGGCGTATACGGAAGCGTACGACTCAGGTGACTCTGTTGCGTTGCTCAAAGCACAAGAAAGTCTGCACGAAGCACAATATAAGTTAAACGCAGCAAAAAACTTTAAACCCCCTTTACAAGATAGTAATATTACTGTAGATGAAGAGCAGCAGGTCCAAAAACCTACAGTTCATCCTACTACTAAAGCGTGGCAAGACCGCAATACGTGGTACGGAACCAACAAAGCTATGACAGGCTTTGCTTTCGGCAGACACCAAGAACTGCTTGAAGAGCACGGCGAATCATACGTTGGCACAGAACAATACTGGAAGAAGCTTGATGCTTCTGTACAGAAGGCTTTTCCCGACTATTTCGGGGATGAAAAACCCTCGGGCGGGGAAACTAAGCCCAAGCGGAACGCGAAACCAACTACGGTTGTGGCTCCAGCGTCTCGAAGTACATCCCCCAAAAAGATCGTACTGCGGCAATCTCAGGTTGACCTTGCCAAAAAGCTTGGGCTCACTACTGAGCAATACGCAAGACAATACGCTAAAGAGCAAATGGAGACAGAACAGTGAGTGTAGATCGTAAAGACCGTGAAGATGAGACCCGCGAATCCACGATGCGGGTTAAGGCCTGGAAGCAACCCGGTGAAATGCCGGAAATCAAAAAGCAGACAGGTTACTTTTACAAGTGGGTTCGGGTTTCGTACGGTGATAAGCCAGATACTCGCAACATGGTGTCTCACCGGACACAAGGCTTTGAAGCAGTTCGTATTGAGGAACAGAAGCACCTAGCTGACCTCGTAGACTCTTCTAGCCGGTTTAAAGACAACATCGAGTACGATGGTCTCTTGCTGATGAAGCAACCCCTCGAACTTCGAAAACAACGGAATGCTTTTTACGCCAAGCAAAACGACGCGCAACTGGCTTCTGTCGATAGTAATTTTATGAAAGAAAGCGATTCCCGCATGCCGCTCTTTAAAGAGGCGCGGTCCAAGGTTTCGTTTGGCAAAGGCAATTAATTTAGGAGCTTAAAATGGCATACCCTACCGTTTCTGGGGTCTACGGACTCCTCCCGATCAATCTGATTGGTGGTCAGGTTTTTGCTGGTGCTACTCGTAGCATTCCCATTACGTCTGCTTCCGCAACCGCTATTTTCTACGGCGACGTTGTGAAGTTGGCCTCGGGCGTGCTTGAGAAAGACGCTGGCACTAGCGCTGCAACCCCAGTTGGTGTTTTCCTCGGCTGTCGCTACACCGATCCAGTTTATGGTCTGACTTTCCGTCAGTTCTATCCTGGCGCTGTTACGGCTTCCGACATTATGGCGTTTGTCGCTGACGACCCAGACCAGTTGTTTAAGGCAGTCATCGTGACTTCCGGTACGACTGTTGGCCAAGTGGCCCGCTCGGTTGTTGGTAAGAACCTCGTCCTCGTGCAAAACTCTGGTAATACTATTACTGGGGATTCCGCAGTTGCTCTCAGCAATACTGCTGCAACGACTTCCACATGGCCTGTCCGCGTCATTGACGTGATCGCGGAATCTTCACCTGCGGCTAACTCGTTCTCAGAAGTTATTGTTAAGTGGAACCAAGGTATGCACCAATACCTCAACCCGACTGGCGTCTAATAAGGAGCATAAACTATGGCTATTTCACGCGCACAGCTACTCAAAGAATTGCTCCCAGGTCTAAACGCCTTGTTTGGTCTGGAGTACGCCCGTTATGGCGAGGAGCACAAGGAAATTTACGATACCGAGACCTCCGAACGCTCGTTCGAAGAAGAAACCAAGCTGTCCGGTTTCTCTGCGGCACCCGTAAAGAACGAAGGCTCCGCTATCTCCTACGATACGGCGCAAGAAGCGTGGACTGCACGCTACAACCACGAAACGATTGCTATGGGCTTCGCCATTACTGAAGAAGCCGTAGAAGATAACTTGTATGACTCTTTGTCTGCTCGTTATACGAAAGCACTCGCTCGCGGTATGGCGTACACCAAGCAAGTTAAGGCGGCTTCGGTTCTTAATAACGGCTTCTCCTCGTCCTACAAGGGCGGTGACGGCCAAGCGTTGTTCTCCTCTTCTCACCCTCTGGTGGGCGGCGGCGTCAATGCGAACCAACCTTCCGTCGCTGTTGATTTGAACGAAACGTCGCTTGAAGCGGCTATTATTCAAATGGCAGCGTGGACCGACGAACGCGGTCTGTTGATCGCAGCGAAACCGAAGAAGCTGATCCTTCCTCCTTCGCTGATGTTCGTCGCTGAGCGTCTGTTGAAGACGCCTATGCGTGTCGGCACCGCCGATAACGACATCAACGCAATCAAGAATATGGGCGCTGTTCCTGGTGGTTACACGATTAACCACTGGCTGACGGACCCTGACGCTTGGTTCTTGACCACGGACGTTCCAAACGGCCTGAAGCACTTTGTTCGTGTTCCTCTAGCAACCTCAAGCGACGGTGACTTTGATACCGGCAACATGAGGTATAAGGCACGCGAGCGCTACAGCTTTGGGTGGTCGGACCCCCTGGCCATCTGGGGCTCGCAAGGCGAGTAAAAACCCAATACAACCAGTAGGTTGGGAAAACCCTCAGAGAAATCTGGGGGTTTTTCTTTTTTCTATTGTGCAAAAATCAATCTCGTGTATGTTGCCGGTATCAAATTCACCAACTACGGAGATTATCGTGGATTACCCAAAGACCCGCGCGGAAGCTAAGGCTACTGGCGCTAAGTATTATTTTACCGGAGAGCCCTGCAAACACGGGCATGTAGCCCCGCGTAAAACCAAGGGGGCCTGTGTTGAGTGTGTACGTATCGAATGGAAAACTACACTAGAAAAGCGTAAGGACTACTTCACTAGCTACAACCAAAGCAATAAGGGTAAAGACAACAAGCGGGCATGGTATGAGCGCAATCGCGAAACTGTTATTGAACGCGCGAAATCCCAGAACACAGGTAATAAGCGCAAGTACCGGGCTAAGTGGCGGCAGCACAATAAACTTAAGCACCAACTGAATTGTAATGTTCGCCGTCGCCGCCACAGAGAAGCGACCCCGAAATGGTTGACTCACGAGCAGAAGCAGCAAATTAAAGCTATTTACGCGTCCGCTATACAACTTACACAGACTACCGGAACTCAATACGTAGTAGACCATATTGTACCGCTAAGAGGAGACACCGTTTGCGGTCTGCACGTACCTTGGAATTTGCAAGTTATGACGCAAGAACAAAATCTGCTTAAGTCTAATAAAGTAAGTGCTTGACCCCGCCAGCAAAACAATATACTCAATACTTAGCTACTCAGACTGTTTCAGACGGCGCGGGAGACTGAGTAGTTATTCCCCGCGTAGGAGCATATAACATGGGTAAAAATACTTTTCAGGGTCCAGTACGTTCTTTGAACGGCTTCTTCTGCACCGGCCCCGGCATGGTCAAAGACATTGCCAACGGCACAAACACAATCACTCTAGATGTTGACACGTACGCAGGTCGCATTATCACGACCAACGACGCTACGCTGGTTATTACGCTACCACCAATTAACGTGGCTGCTAACGGCCCGTATTCCGGCCCCGGTTCTGACCCCAACAACCCAAACAACCAAGGCGCGTCCTTCTTCATCTTTATCGAAACCGCTGCTACCGCAGTCGCCATTACCACGAACGGCACGGATAAGTTTGTCGGGTCTATCTTGATGGTTGACACGGACACGGCAGGTGCGGTTTCTGGTTATGCCCCCGCCGCTTCCAACGACGTTATCAACTTGAACGGCACCACGACTGGCGGCATTGTCGGTTCGTGGGTGAAGATCACGGCGCTTGACTCGCTCAAGTACTTCGTCGAAGGCGTTTTGCTCGGCTCTGGCACTGTTGCAACTCCATTCGCTGACGCTTAATAATATAGGGTTGGGGGCTTCGGCCCCCTTCACCTTCAGCTAGGAGAAAATCACATGATGCAAACTGATATCAAAGCCAGTGTACCGCTCGCTGCTACTGGCCAATTTACAAACCAAACACCTGCCAACTTGGGTCGCACGCGCATTAAGGGCGTGTATCTTGTATGTGCCGCTGGCGCAGGCAGCTTAGTTATTAGAGACGGCGGCGGTTCTGGCGCTGTAGTTGCTACAATTAACACTCCCGCTTCCGCTACCGCTACGGTCTATTTCCTGTTCCCCGGAGAAGGCCTCTTGTGCGAAACAAACGTACACGGCACAGTTACTAACGTTGCTTCCTCAACAATTTTTTACGGGTAAAACGTGCAATCCGAACAATCATATAACATTGCAGGCCGCACTCTCTTTGTGGCATTGCCAGCCTATGACTTCAAGGTATCTTTGAAGTTAGCTATATCCCTCGCGCGCGTAGCGCAGGACGCCCCGAAATACGGGGTTGATGTTCAAATTGGCTCTATCTGTGGGTGCTCGGTTGTGTCCCGCGCCCGTAACGCTCTTGCTAAGGACTTCTTAGAATCCGATGCTACTGACTTACTTTTTATTGACTCCGATATCAATTTTGAACCAGCAGATGTCTTTCGCCTCATGGCATGGACTTCAAATCCTAAAGCAGGCATCGTTGCAGGCGTGCCGCGCACACGCAGTACTTCAGGCGTCTACATTGCGACTCTAGATTATGAGCATAGAGATAACGGTGCGGTTGCTATCGCTCAAAACAGTATGGGCCTAGTTCGCGCACAGCGGGTCGCCACTGCGTTTATGATGGTTAGGCGGGATGTATTCGAGAAGCTAAAAGACGCGCATCCTGAGTGGGTCTATTACGACCAGCGGTTAGAAAACAACATGACCGCGTTCTTCGATTTCAAAGTCACTCCAGAAGGCTATATCGGGGAAGATTACTTGTTCTGCGACCGTGCGCGCGAGCACGGATTTGAAGTGTGGATCGATCCTACTATTAAATTGGGGCATATGGGTGTACAAGAGTTTTTGGGGGACTTCTCCGAAGACGTTCTAAAGCCTATGTTTAAGGAAGAGTAAAATGGCTAAAACTCCGGCTTGGCAGCGCAAAGAAGGTAAGTCCGAAAAGGGCGGTCTTAACGCAAAAGGGCGCGCGTCTTATAATAAAGCGAACCCAGACAAGCCGGGGTTGAAGGCCCCGCAACCTGAAGGCGGATCACGCAAGAAGAGTTTTTGCGCTAGAATGGGCGGTATGAAAAAGAAGCTCACTAGCGAGAAAACAGCGAACGACCCTAACAGCCGGATCAACAAATCTTTACGGGCGTGGAAATGTTAGGGGGATACTATGGAAACTATTATCTGGAACGCCCTTCTTAGTTTGGTGGTTACTATTATGGCTACAGCCTTGAAGTCAAAGGCGGACGAAGTAAAGGCCCTACGCGAAAACCTGCAAGCTACGCGCGAAGATATTGCACGTAATCATGTTACACGTATCGAGTTTACTCACGCACTGGATAAGATATCCGAGAAAGTAGAAGTTGGCTTTAACCGTCTTGACGAGAAAATCGACAAGCTAATTCAGGCTAAATTCCATGAAAAGTAAGCTTGGCTCTTGGTCTACTGGCGGCAAGTCTGCGGATGCGGGCGGCTCTCCTATCGGTAAAGACAAACCGAAGAAGTTGAAGTTCGCCACTAG